AATATGGCAAACGACGAACAGGTAGAGGTTTCAATAATAGCAGACGGGGCAGTGTTAGATGATACAATATACGAGGTGAATTTATGATAACTAATACAGGCAAAAGCATATTGGCAAAGTACTTAATTGGTCAGGCACCAGCATATGCCTCATATGTTGCCGTAGGCTGTGGAGCAAAACCTTTAGCAACAAATGAAGAATTTGGAGACTATTCTGATAAAGAAACTTTAGATTTTGAAATGTTTCGAGTGCCAATTACATCTAGAGGATATGTAAATGATGCTGGAGTAAATAAAATTGTTTTAACTGCAGAGTTGCCAACAGATGAAAGGTATGAGATTTCTGAAGTAGGTATTTATTCTGCGGGAGCAAACCCATCTGCTGGAGCATACGATAGCCGTTCTCTGTTTGCCTTTACTGTAAATGAAAATTGGGAATATCACACGGAGGATACAGCAGTTGCCCTTCCAATCATATACGAACCATTGGACGGTGTTTTAGAGGATGGAAATATAAACCAAACAGATTTAGTATTTCAAACAAATTCAGACAATAGATTATTTACTAATACAGATAGAATTGCAAGATACGAACGTGCTAGATTTTTTAATAACATTGTAATGATGCGAGGAGATACATCAGAACTTAATGTATCTGGTGATCATTTAGAAATAGGAACAAATACAAACCACATTCATCTGCTTGGAACTGGATTAGACTTTAATAAAAATGCTCCAACAGATCAAATGAAGTTAGCATTTAATATTATAAATAAAGATCCAGACCCCTCAATAGTTCCTGACGAAGTAAGAATTTTGTTAGAATTTGCAGAAAGTGATTCTCCAGGAACTGGGGAGTGGGCAAGGTTTGAAGTTATTATGGCAGCAGAAGATTATGATTTTGCTAATAATAGATATTATGTAATAACAAAAGAACTTCAAGAATTGTATAAAAGCACAGGCTTTACCTGGAACAATGTAAGTATTATAAAAATATACACAACAATAATTAATGGCGGTGTGGCCTCAGAGGATTTTTATATTGGGCTAGATGCAATTAGATTTGAAAATGTTTCTACAACAAATCCAGTATATGGATTAACTGGATATACAGTATTAAAAAATACAAATGCAGAAACTATTGTTAAGGCAGCAAATACAACAAACTATATAGAGTTTAGATTTGCGATGGATGTGCAATAGTGGCAACACCAGATCGTGGAATAAAAAAAATAATTATTCCTAAGTCTAGCCTACCTGGATTTTTTGGGGAAAATAAGCAATATATTTTGAGATATAGATTTGTGTCAGAAGATAAAAATAGGACCTCACATTGGTCTCCTGTTTATAAGATTATTGCCGAAGATACTCCAACAGAAATTTTAAATAGTATTATTATAGATACTTCTAATAGAGTTGTTAATTTAGCGTGGGAGCCACAAGAAAATTTACAGGAATACTTTATTTATGTACAGTGGAATAGCGGAGATTGGCAATATTATGCAAAAACATCTCAAACAAATTACTCTATAGTTTATGGAGTAGATAAAGAATACATAAATGTTGCAGTCCAAACAAACACTATCCCGCTTGAAAGATTTTCAAATGCTACATTATTTGAAAATGAGGGAAGTCTGATATAATTAGACAGGAGGAATTATGGCAAAAATACCATTACCAGAACTAGGTCAACCAATAGATGTTTCTTATATCTATCAAATAGTAAACGCTATTAATGAGGTGTCTGTGCAGGTTTCTCCAGCCATCTATAAGTATGTTACAGTTGACGTCCCTAATGGCGTACAACAAAGCGCAAAGGCCTCAGAGACCCGTTTTATAGGCGGGTATGTAGATGTAGTCAAAAGTTCGAACCAAAGCGTAGGAAGCCAACAAGCATTTACCTATAATTTTCCAGCAGATTTTAAGTTTGTTCCAATAGTAACTGCAACCCCAGTTAATATCGGCGGAACAGAGGCTGGTAAAAATGTTTCAGTTGTATTGAAATCAGTAACGACATCAAAGGTAGATGGAGTGGTAAACTTTAATTCTGGCGGAGATGTTTCAATCGGCGTTAATATAATTATCGTCGGCATACCTAATTAATGATCAAGTGCAAAAAATGCAAAAGAAATATGATGGTAGACAGGGTTTATACATCGATATCTCATTTAGAAATTTATTGTTTGACTTGTGGCTCAAGGAGGTTTTTTCATCCACCCTCAGATTCGGAGGAAGGTAGATGGCTACTCGTAAAGGAAATAAAACGATCGAAGAGTACAACAGCGCCCCTGTAATTCCTGGTAATAAAAAAGTTTGGTTTTTGAACGGGGACTTAGTAAGAGTTCATCATTTAAATAAATCTAATGGAATTATGTCTGTATATAATATTACAAAAGATCAGATTGAAAGTTGTTTAATAAACGATTTTAAAAATAAAAGAGAAAGAGCATACACTGTTGGAGAAACAGCAGACCTTGTTAACAGACATAAAAAATATATGCCATCATTAATGAAACGTGGAATTATACCATTTCCAACGGGATCACAAAAGGGCGGAGCAAGAGGTTGGCAAGTTAGATCTTATTATTCTGAGTCGCAAGTAAAAGACATACGTGATATACTGGCAACGTACCATATTGGTAGGCCACGCAAAGATAAGTTAATAACAAATGATATAACGCCTACAAAGGCTGAGTTGACACGAAGAATGGGCGATGGTATACTTACATATACGAGAACTGAAGATGGTAGATTTATACCGATTTGGTCAGAATCAATTTAGCAGAAGGGTATGAAATGGAAGATACAAAAGTATCTGTAACACTTGGATATACACTTAATCTTGGAAACTTTCAATCGCTTAGATTAGATCTAGGCGTAACAGATTCAAAGCGTGATGGAGAAAATACAGATCAGGCCTTTGAACGTGTATACAAGTTTGTTGAAGAAAAACTAACTAACAAAATCACAGAAGCCAAAGCGGAACTAGAAGAAAGCGAATAGTGTGACCGATAAACAGAAGCGATTGGCTCTGTTAAGTAGGTTTGATAAACACTATAAGTTTAAATTCGGACAGGCGCCAAAGTATAACAAGTGGGTAGAACAGTGGTCTGCTGATGCTTTAATAGAATCATATGGTCTCGATGGTTGTTATGAATTGTTAGAATATTATTTTGAAGTTACGGAAAATCCAACCTGGAATCATTTCTCATATATAGCACATGATATACTGGAAGCAATACAGGCACAAAGCAAAGATTTAAAAGAAAGACTAGAGCGTAGACAGAAGGCAAAGGAATGGCTAAGTGAATAATACAGAGTCTAAGTTAATATCAGCCGTCCTTAAAGATAAGCAAGCACATGTAATGCTTCAGGCCAACGTCGATGGAATATTAAAAACTCACTTAGATGTATGGCAGTTTATTAGAAAATACTATGAGACTAATGGGACAGTTCCGCCAACAGATCTGGTGGTTGAAAAGTTTAGGGACTTTGAGCCAGCAGATGGTGTAGGTGCCACCAAACATCATCTTGAAGAGTTACAGTCTGAATATTTAGTAAATAGTTTAAAAGATATCATTCGTGCTGCAGCAACAGATGTTCAGGGTGGTTTGGGAGTAGAGGCGCTAGAGACATTAATTACTAAAACTGCAGAATTAAGAAAAAATACTGCAGCAATTAGGGACATTGATGTAACAGATTTAGACTCTGCAATCGGGTATTTTGAAAATCTAAAAAAACAACAAGAGGCTGGTGCACTTGGAATTAAAACTGGCTTGCCAGGATTTGACAACTATTTACCATCTGGAATCATGCCAGGACAGTTAGGAGTTTTTCTTGCATATCCAGGCATAGGAAAGTCATGGCTGTCTCTCTATTTCGCCGTACAGGCTTGGAAACAGGGTCGTAGCCCAATGATCATAAGCCTTGAGATGTCTGAGGTTGAAGTTAGAAATCGTGTCTTTGCTATTATGGGCGAAGGAGTTTGGTCACATAGAAAATTAAGTGCTGGACAGATTGAACTAGATATGCTTAAGTCGTGGCACGAAAAACATGTTAAGGGTAAGCCAGAGTTTCATATTATATCTAATGATACAGGTGGAGACATTACTCCTTTAGTTTTAAGGGGAAAGATAGATCAATATAAACCAGATTTTGTTATTGTAGATTACCTACAACTTATGTCTCCAAACCAAAAGTCTGATAATGAAACGATTAGAATGAAAAATTTATCTCGTGAACTAAAGTTAATGGCAATTTCAGAAGAAGTTCCTATTATTGCTATTTCTTCTGCTACTCCTGATGATGTAACTAAACTTGAAACCGTTCCAACTCTTGGTCAAACTGCATGGTCAAGACAGATTGCCTACGATGCTGACTGGGTATTAGCATTAGGTCGTGGCACAAATAGTGATATTATAGAGTGTGTTTTTAGAAAGAATCGTAATGGTTTTATGGGAGAATTCTTAGTCCAGGCCGATTTTGATAAGGGATATTACAGATATAAAGATTATGAAGATAAGTCAGTATAATATGTTCCATGGAAATGTATCAGCACAAGCCTATAAAAAGGTTTGGTTTGGATGGGGTAATTTATGATGACTCATCCATATATAGATTACAGCAAGAATATATTAGGCTTGTTGTTATGGAAATGCGTCTATCTGGATATGTTCCAAGACTTGACATTGATCCACAATTTACGATAGAATATAATGAGAATAAAAACACATATAACTTTACATTAAGCATATATGGAATATATACAGGGAGAAAAAAGAGCGAATGTATAATAGGGATAGACGGAACGAGACCAATATATACACAGCCAATCAAATTAAAAGAGTACTCGCAGGATCTGGCATAACTGTTGAAAAAGAAACAGAGTCAGAGTATATAGTATTTTGTCCCTTTCATTCAAATCACAGAACCCCTGCTGGAGAAATAAATAAGTTTTCTGGATTATTTTTTTGTTTTTCATGTAGCAAAACTGCAGACCTAATTGAACTTGTCATGCATTTTTCTAATAGAACATATTTTGAATCTATAAGATTTATTAAGAGTAAAGAGGTAGAGATAGATATAATTGCTGACATTTCTTCAAAGTTAAAAGATAAAGAAGAGTGGTCTGAATTTGATAGTAATACAATTAATAGGCTATGCGATCAGGCAATACACAGTGCTAGGGCAGTTGATTATTTTAAGATTAGAAAAATCTCTTTAGACTCAATCAAAAACTTTAAACTTGGTTATTCAGAAACACAAGATATGGTAACTGTGCCAGTTCATAATCATGAGGGGGTATGTGTTGGATTTGTTGCAAGATCTATTGAGGGAAAAGATTTTAAGAATACTCCAGGTTTGCCAAAATCTAAAATATTATTTAATTTAAATCGTGTAAAAAATGCCAGCAGGGTCTATGTTGTAGAATCCTCTTTTGATGCTATTAGGCTTGACCAAGTTGGTATGCCAGCAGTAGCAACTCTTGGCGCTAATATATCGTTAAAGCAAACTGATTTGCTTAAAAGGTACTTTAGTGATATAATAATTATTGCTGATAATGATGAGGCTGGGGGTAACATGAAAGACAAAATAATCGAAAGATTAGGCTCAAGTGTTACTGTTGTAAATATAGACAAGCAGTACAAAGATATTGGCGATATGGAAGATAAGTCAATAAAAGAACTGGATTTACAGTTTGACAAATCAATAGTTTCCATGCTAAACTAGAAAAAACAAAGGAGAAAAAATGAGCGTTATTAAAGGACTAAAGAATATCAATGCCTTGCTCGATAAGAAAAATGATGAAGGCGCACCAAAGGTAAAGTGGCTAAAGTTGGCAGATGGTCAGTCTGTAAAGATTAGATTCATCGAAGAATTAGACGAAGACTCTGCACACTACAATGCAGATCGTGGACTTGCTCTTGTTGTTAAAGAGCATACAAATCCAAAAGATTATAAGCGTAAGGCTGTAGATACAATGGATGCTGAGGGTCGTGACTGGGCAGAGGAAATGTACCGAAAAGATCCAAAGGGAAATAGCGGATGGCGTGGCCGTCTTCGTTTCTATTGCAACGTTTTGGTTGATGACGGAATTGAGTCACCATATGTGGCAATTTGGTCAATGGGTGTAAGTAAGCAATCAGCATTTAATACTATTCGTGAATATGCACTTGAGACTGGAAGCATTTCTAATCTTCAGTGGAAGTTAAAGCGAAACGGTCAGGGAACAGAAACATCATATACCCTTATCCCATCTGCTCCAGACAAGGAGCCTTTTACATGGGAAGGTATTGAACCATATCCACTAGAGAAGGCATTACGTCGTGTGCCTTATGCAGAACAAGAAGCGTTCTATCTAGGATTTGATTCTCCATCTACTACATCAGCGACTAACATCGACTGGTAGTAGATGAACTACGTCCCATTACATTTACATACTCACTTTTCATTATTCGATGGTATTGGGTTGCCATCTGAATATGTTGAACGTGCTACAAAGTTGGGCATGCCTGCAATAGCGATTACTGATCATGGCTCACTTTCTGGTCATAGAGAAATGTATCGTGTTGCTAAATCTAATGGGATAAAGCCTATTCTTGGCATAGAAGGGTACATGTGCGAAGATAGATTTGATCAGCGAGATAAAGCAGATCGAACTACTCCACTTGATATGGTTTATAATCATATTATCCTTCTTGCCAAGAATAAACAGGGATTAGAAAATCTTAATAAATTAAATGAAATAGCATGGACAGAAGGCTATTATAAAAAACCAAGAATAGATTTTGAGATTCTCTCAAAGTATAAAGAAGGAATTATTGTTTCATCTGCTTGCCCAAGTGGAATTATTGCCAAGTCAATCGAACTTGGCGAACTTGGCATGGCAAAAAAATATATTAAATGGTTTAAAGAAGAGTTTGGCGATGACTATTACCTTGAGGTAATGCCACACAATAATGAATCAATAAATAGTACCATATTACAACTAGCAGACGAGTTTAAGATTAAGCCTATAGTTACTCCAGACTGCCACCATGTTGATTCATCACAAAAAGAAATACAAGAATTAAAATTAATTCTAAATACTTATTCTAATAAGATTCAAAAAGATGCTACATATGAGAAGTCGAAAAAGCAAGGGGATCTAATGAAACGCCTTGACTATCTATATGGTGCAGATAGGCAAATGTCATTTAATAAGTTTGATATTCATTTGTTGTCATATGAAGAAATCCAGGCTGCTATGGAAAAACAAGCAATTTTCAGAACAGATATTTACGAAAACACAATTGACCTTGCCAACAAGATTGAAGACTATGATATTAAAGATAATCTAAATCTATTACCTGTTCAATACAAAAATCCAGACAAGCAATTGTCAGATCTTGCTTATCAAGGATTAAAAGATAAAGGCCTTGCAGATAATAAAGAATATATAGATAGGCTTGAAGAAGAACTAAAGGTTATCAAAGATAAAAAATTTGGTCCATACTTTCTTGTTGTTCAAAGTATGATATCTTGGGCTAAAAAAGAGGGGATTATGGTAGGCCCAGGCCGTGGATCGTCTGCTGGATCCTTGCTCTGCTACACCCTTGGAATTACAGATATTGATCCAATAGAGAACGGTCTTTTGTTTTTTCGATTTATTAACCCAGAGCGTAATGACTTTCCTGATATTGATACAGACATTCAAGATACACGTCGTGATGAAGTAAAAGACTACTTAATAAGACAGTACAAGCATGTTGCTTCTATTGCAACATTTTTAGAATTTAAAGATAAAGGCGTAGTGCGAGATGTTGCTCGTGCTTTAAATATTCCATTGGCAGATGTTAACAAGGTTCTTAAGTTGGTTGACACTTGGGATGAATACTGCACTTCAAAAACAACTGCATGGTTTAGAGAGAAATATCCAGAGGTAGAACAATATGGAGAACAATTACGTGGTCGTATTAGAGGTACTGGCATACACGCTGCTGGTGTTGTCACTAGTAAAAATCCTATTTTTAGGTACGCACCGTTGGAGACACGCTCTTCTCCTGGTTCCGATGACCGCATACCTGTTGTGGCGGTGGACATGGAAGAGGCTGAAAAAATCGGGCTTATCAAGATAGATGCCCTTGGTCTTAAGACTCTTAGTGTTATTAATGATACATTAAAAATTATTAAAGAAAGAGAGGGCACATCTATAGACTTGCTTAATATAGATATGTCTGATCAAAAGGTTTATCAAATGCTTTCAGAAGGATATACAAAGGGAGTCTTTCAGTGTGAAGCAACACCATATACCAACCTTTTGGTAAAGATGGGCGTAAAGAGTTTAGCAGAACTTTCAGCATCAAATGCGCTTGTTCGTCCAGGAGCAATGAATACTATTGGGAAAGACTATATTGATCGTAAGCACGGCAGACAGGCGGTAAATTACCTTCATCAGACCATGAAGCCTTTCACAGAAGAAACATATGGGTGTATCCTATACCAAGAGCAGGTTATGCAGGCTTGCGTCGAGTTGGGAGGGATGTCTTGGTCTGAAGCCGATAAGGTTCGTAAGATTATTGGTAAAAAGAAAGATGCGAGAGAATTTGATGCGTTCCAGGAACAGTTTGTTAAAGGTGCTTCTAGGTTTATTAGTCCTAACCAGGCTCGTGATTTATGGCATGACTTTGAAGCGCATGCGGGATATTCGTTCAACAAGAGTCATGCGGTTGCTTATTCTACGCTCTCGTATTGGACGGCATGGCTAAAATACTATTATCCAATTGAGTTTATGTATTCACTATTAAAAAATGAAAAGGACAAAGATGCACGAACTGAATATCTTATTGAAGCGAAAAGAATGGGGATTAGCATTAAACTACCTCATGTTAATGATTCGGATATTGATTTTAAGATTGAGGGTAAAGGTATTCGGTTTGGACTCTCAGGGATCAAGTTTATCTCTGATAAGATTGCAGAACGATATATATCAGCACGACCTTTTAAGTCTTTTGAGGAACTTAGAGAGTTTACATTCACAAAAGGTAATGGAGTAAACAGCAGAGCCTTAGAAGCATTGAGACTTATAGGTGCTGCAACATTTCCAGATAATCCAAGAAATGATAATGAAATTAGAGATAATCTATATGAGTATCTAGGATTACCTGAATTTACTCAAACTGTTCCATCACACTATCATGCATTTATTAATCCAGTAGAAGATTTCGAAGAAAAAGGTTCGTTTATTCTTATGGGTATGGTTAAGGGAATTAAACGAGGCAAGGGTTGGTCTCGTGTAGAGATATTAGATAAGACTGGAAGCATAGGAGTATTTGATGAAGAGCAAACAACAATTGAGGCTGGACGAAGTTATATTGCACTCTGTTCTGATAATAGAATTGTTAGTGCTGTTCCTGTAGATGAAATAAAAGGATCAGACTCTGCCTTAATTAAATTCTTAAATTATAGAATGTTGCCATACAAAGACGATGAACTTTTTGTGGTATCATTTAAGCCTAGAATAACTAAAGCAGGAAAGAAGATGGCTTCATTAACATTAGCAGATACATCAAGAGAACTTCATCCTGTAACTGTATTTCCTACAGCATTTGCTAAAGCATATATGAAAATTGAAGAGGGTAATGCATATAAATTTGAATTAGGAAAAACAAAAGACGGAACTGTTATATTGGAGGATATAAATGTTTGATGAGTTGGCAGAAGAAATACATAAAAACGCTATAGATAAAGGATTTTGGGATAGAACTGTAGATCCAATTTTTATAGCAAAACAGATGATGATGATTGTTTCTGAGGTATCAGAGGCAATGGAAGCGCTTCGTAAGGAGATGGATCCAGAGCAAATATCAGATGAGTTTGCAGATATTCTTATCCGTACCTTAGATTTATACGCAGGCATAGCAGAAGCAGGGTATGTAACAAAATCATTAGACTATGCAGTAAAAGAAAAGATGGAGAAGAACTCTAAAAGACCAATGAGGCATGGGGTGAGATTCTAATGACAGTTTCAGTAGAAGATGTAATTGCTCAACTTAATCCAAAGTTAAGAAAAAGCATATTAGTTGGAGATGCTGTTCCTAAAACAGAGTATGCTCCAACGCCAAGTTATGGATTAAATAGAGCACTAAATGGTGGTCTTCCGTATGGACGCCAAGTTCTTATTTGGGGAAGCAAATCTAGCGCAAAGTCTTCTCTATGTTTGCAAACAATAGGTCTCGCACAAAAAGAAGGAAAGATCTGCGCTTGGATTGATGCAGAAATGTCTTATGACAAAGCATGGGCAGAAAGTCTTGGCGTTGACACCTCAAAGTTAATTGTTTCACAGGCAAGAACAATTAATGAGATGGTTGAGGTTGGGGTTAGTTTAATCGAGGCGGGAGTAGATATAATTGTTATTGATTCTATAACATCACTGCTTCCAGCGATATATTTTGAAAAAGATTCTGATGAATTAAAGGCTCTTGAAAACACAAAACAGATTGGCGCAGAATCTAGAGATTTTAGTAATGCTTGGAAAATGCTTAACTATGCAAATAATAAAGTTAAGCCTACACTATTAATACTTATTTCTCAGTCTCGTAATAATATTAATGCAATGTATACTAGCCAGCAACCAACTGGTGGTCAGGCTACAAAGTTTTACTCATCTACAGTTGTTAAGTTGTTTTCTTCTGAATCAGATAACCAAGCCTTGAAGGGAAAGATATATGTTGGCGACAAGGCTATTGAAGAAAAGGTTGGAAGAAAAGTTAGATGGGAACTCCAGTTTAGTAAAACCAGTCCTGCCTTTCAGTCTGGTGAATATGATTTCTATTTTAGAGGCGATAACCTGGGCATCGATGGGGTCGCTGATCTTGTTGATACTGCTGAGTTAATGGGTATAGTTGAACGTACTGGCGCTTGGTATTTGCTTCCAGATGGCTCAAAGGTTCAGGGTAGAGAAGGATTTGTCAATAGAGTAAGAGAGGACCTTGATCTACAAGACATGATTAAGAACAAAATCAGTGGATAAGTATACAATTTACGAAGGTCAGTTTCCTTGTAAAGTATGTAAGAAAGAGGTTAGAACAATAAGACTGTATGCAAAAACTGGAATGGCTTCTTGGATGTGTCCAGACAAACATTTATCAGAGGTGTTATTATTTAAAGTAGGTTATAAAAAGAAGCAGGGCAATGAGCGAAAAGAGTGAAAGTAAAAGATTAGGTGCTAGTCAGCATAAAAACTCTGGAAGAAATACCAAAAAGGGTGATGCTACTTGGCAAAACTTTACTGTAGATTTTAAAGAAGTCAAAAAATCATTTACCATTAATCAAGACATATGGGCAAAAGCAGTTACTGATGCAATTAAAAATAATAATGATCCAGCAGTAGTTTTAATTATTGGGGAGGGTAACAAAAAAATTAGACTTGCACTTTTAGAATTAGACTTATTAGAAAATATTTTGGGGTATAATAATGTATATGATAAATAATAAACTTAAAGATGTTTTTACGAAAAATGAAAGGGCTGAGATTTATTCCTCTATTAATAAAGAGTTGTCCTCAAGAGAAACTGTAGAGTGGGATGATGCCTCAATGGGGGGGACTCACAAAGAAAACCTTATAAGAATTAAAAGAAAAGGACTGGGCAGACTAGAGATTAACAATCTTCCATTGCCAAATACAATTATTCAAAAAATATTTAGAATAAGCCAACAAATTTATCAGTTGGATGTTTCATACCCTAAAAATATAAGTGGAATTACCTATGTAGAATATAATCCAAAATATGGAGAGCCAGTTTTAAATGTTCATAAAGATAACGGCACATGCGGATTAATATTAGACTATCAATTAGAATCTAATACATCCTGGGAATTCGGAGTAGAAAAAACGCTTTATACTCTAGAAGATAATGAATTAATTGCAATGTACCCAATAACTCATTATCATTGGAGACCAAAAAAGGTTTGGAACGAGGGCGAATATATAAAATTAATATTTTTTGAATTCTTTACTCCAAAATTAGAAAAGTTAGAAGATGAAAGTTTAAAAAATGAAATTATAAACTTTTCAAAGGAGTACTTACAAAATGAATTATAATGAATTTAAAAAAGACTCTGGTTTTGTAGAAAATGAAAACTTTAATCCTATTATTGTTAAAGATATTTTTTCTGCAGATCAAATTAAAAGAATATATGATGCAGTTAATAATACCAAAATTGAAAATACTCATTTACAAAAATGGGCAGGACACAGGGCTTGGGATACAAAATTTGATAAAGATATTGAAGACTCTATAACTGAAAAAGCAAAAGAGCATTTTGGAGATAATATATCGCTGTGCGGAGACTATTCATTTGCAAGATATTCTCCAAGTTACGGATATGTATGTAAATTATTTCCACATTATGATACAAGAGACTACCAAAGAATTACATTTGACATTCAGTTAAATGCCTCAGAAGAATGGGCTATTGTTGTTGAGGGCAATCGTTATGTTCTTGAAAACAATCAAGCCTTAATGTTTGCTGGAACACAGCAGATACATTGGCGAGAGAACAAGCAAATTAACCAGGAGGCTTCTATAGACATGATATTTTGTCATCTTCAGTATGTTCCAAACAAAGAAATAGAAAATGGGCAAAATGAAATTTTAACAAAAAGGGCTAACTTTTTAATAGAAGAAACAGGCATTTCAAATGAAGAAATTGAAATAGGGTATAATATACTAGGAGGCAAATTATGAAATATGATGAAATAAATACAGTAGTTGAGCAAGTTTTTACCAGTGATGAAATTAGTGATATCTATAAGGCAATAGAGAATAATGTTGGGGGAGACTTTGTAAAAGTACATTCTCAAGCCAATACATTTATTTCTTTACCAGAAAATATATTAAATAAGGTTAGAGATAAATCAAGAGAACTTTCAGGAAATAACAATTTAGAAATAACCGAATATTGTCATGCAAGATATAACAATGTTACAAGTAATTGTGGACAGTTTCATTTTAAGCCATCCTTGTTCCCACACTATGATGAAACATTTAAGCAGCCTAGATTTACTTTTGACTATCAACTTAATTCAAATATAGACTGGGCTTTAGTTGTTGAACCAGATAAAGAGTTTATCTTAAAAGATAACGAGGCTCTAACATTTAGCGGGACACATCAAATACATTGGAGAAAACCTACACATTTTGAAGATGATCAATATGTAGAGATGTTATTCTTTCATTTATCTGATCCAAACTCTGGACCCAAGGGCGAGGATGTAAATAAAATTATGAATGAAAAAGCAAATTATTATAAAGAAATATTTTATGCAAATGGTGGATTTAGTAATTTGGATAAATAATGAAAAAATCAGCATTTGAGTATAAATATTTAAATGGTTCAAAAAATTTTAAAAAGCAGGTTCCATTTTATATTGATAACTTTTTAACAAATCAAGAAATTGTTGATTTAAAAAAAGCAATATTGGATGGCAAGGACACGTCTGTAAATAAAAATGGGACAGATTATGTTAACTTTATTTGCCCAGATAGCATTGAAAAAAAATCAACTGAAATAGGAAATGACGTATATGATTTAGAATTAAAACTTTTACATAAATCATATATTGCGTATAAATATAATTCTGAACAAGAAACAATTTTGTCTCCACACATAGATAATACAGAAAATATAATTACTATAGATTATTGCTTAGATACAAATATAGATTGGCCTATAACTATATGTGATATAGATAATAATTTTGATTGTAATGATTTTTCTATAAGGCCAAACCAAGCACTAGTTTTTAGCGGAATAAATCAGGTTCATTGGAGGCCAAAAAGAATTTTTTCTGAGGGCGAATTTTGCGACATTGTTGTTTTATCATTATCTTCTATAGAAGCGGATATAGAAAAAGATAACAATTCCAAAGTAAATCATGTTTTAAAATATTTAGAAATAAACAAAAGACCAGAAATAATTGATGCTTTTAAAAAATATAATGGGGGTAGCCTTGGCTGAATTACACAAATACTTAACTGGGTTTGATCAATATAATAAGGATTTGCCATTTTATATTGATGATTTATTTTCAGAAGATCAGGCTACAAGAATTAAAAACTTGATAGAAAAAAATAGAAAAATTGAACCTTTTATAATTGGGGATAGAATTGAAGATGGTTATATTAGGACATCAACTTTTAGAAGTAGGTATCAGCCAAAAATTGCTAAAAATATGTCTAGAACATTGATTGAATTTGATATGCCAGAAGATTGTGAAAAACGACTAGATGAAATAGCAAAACCACTATATAAAGAAGATATAGCGCTATGTCATTGGAATTATATAGATTATAATTTAAAGTATGGGTATGGAGACAACAGTCCAGCGCTTCCGCCACATTTAGATGCAGATGAAAATTTAGTAACAATAAATTATTGCCTTGACACTAATATAGAATGGGATTTGTATGTGGGGAACTGGAATGATACTGGGAATTTTACTAAATATACTTTGGGTGCAGGACAAACAATTGTATTTAGTGCTGTTAATCAAATTCACTGGAGACCAAAACGTAAGTTTAAAGATGGTGAATTCTGTGAAATTATAAGCATGGATTATTGTAGACTAAGCAGTTATAGATTTACTGGAGAAAAAAATCCAATAGATCCAGAGCATTTTCCAGAAAAAAGAAAAGAATATTTGGATAAGTTACAGTCTAGGCCAGACATGATTTCTGCTTTTAATTTATGGAATTCCGAAGGAATAAAAAATAACATACCTATAGAATCGATGGGATAATGGAAAATCAACAAACAACAATAGAAATGATTAATGGTTTATCTGAAATATCTGAGTATATGGAAGATGAAGAACTTACGTCAGCACTAACAACAATAGCAAAACTTATTTTAAAGCCAGACATTCCAATGAATGTAGCAACTCTTGAAATAGTTAGGCTTCAGGCAATTGCTGCAAAAATGTCACTAAAGGCTACGTGGATGGCTAATGTTGATAAAAGCAATAGGGGTAAAAAGAATATTTATTATACAGCAGCAGAGGCAATTAATAATCTTGTATCTGCTCTTAAATACATCACTCGCTGATTTCTGATATAATAGTTAAAACTTAAAGGATACTTATGACAAAAAACTTGTTAAAAGAAGTAATGATTAAAAAAGAAAAGAAGCCAGAAATTGTCAAGCATGAAGTGTTTGATGTAGAAGGAATGATTGAAAAAATACAGTCTGGATACCTTGTTGGGCGTGAGCCAAAACAAGAAAAAAAGAAAACCTTTGCTCCATCAACTTTGGCGTACGGCCAAGGAGAATGTCCTAGATATTGGTATTTAGCATTTGAAGGTGGAATGTTTGAGAAAAATGACACACCATATGGCGTAGCCAATATGACTTCTGGAACATTATCTCATGACAGGATTCAGGATGCTATGCTTAAATCTGGCATAGCAAAATCTTTCTTGGATGAGAAAGAAACAGAAAAGCAGGGTAAAGAGGTTTATACTACAGAGTTTAAGGTTATAAATAATGATCCACCAATCTTTGGATATGGCGATGCTATGATCCTGTGGAATGATGAAGAGATTGTTGGAGAAATTAAAACAATGCCTAATGATGCATTCGAATATTTTAAAACTGTACAAAAGCCTAAAAAGGGTCATGTTATTCAGTTATTAATATATATGAAGGTATTAGATAAAGCAAAAGGTGTTTTAATTTATGAAAATAAAAATAATCATGAATTATTAACATTTCCAATACAAGTAAACAGTCACTATATTCGGTGGGTAAATCAAACATTTGACTGGTTGCGTGAGACAAGAAAGGCATGGGTTGACAAAACCTTGCCCAAGAAAAATTATAGATCTAATTCAAAGGTCTGTAAGGTATGTCCATTGCAACAGGCATGTGCTGATGCTGGGGACGGAACTATAAAAATCAAATCCCTGGAGCCACTAGAAGATGAAACATTGCCAATGGTGTGATAAAGAGTTTGAATCAAAGATATCTTATCAGATCTATTGTTCTGAAGAATGCAGAGATGCTGCAACTAAAGAAAAAATAGCACAAAGGTATATTCAAACAAGAAGGCAAAAACGAAAGGGAAAGCATAGGGTTTGCAAACAATGTGGAGAAAAATTGTCTATATATAATGACGATCCACTATGCGTTAAATGTAATATTCATCCAGGAGACGTAAAAAAAGCATTAAAAGAAATAAAAGGAATGACAAATGCTAAACGAAAAAAGTGAAATATATAATATTTGTGCAATAGATGCAAGCACAAATAGTTTAGCCTTTGCTATTTATTCTCACGGCAAGTTAGCAAAATATGGAAAGATAAACTTTGAAGGCAAAGATGTATACGAAAAAATAATTGACGCATGCAAAAAATCTAAAGCACTGTTTACTTATTATAATTGCATGCAGGCTATAGTAATTGAGCATACTGTTTTTATGAATTCCCCCAAAACAGCAGCAGACCTAGCACTTGTTCAAGGTGCAATTCTTGGAGGTGCTGGTATGGCGGGGATTAATAAAATAGGCAAGGTCTCGCCAATAACCTGGCAAAGTTATCTGGGTAACAAAAAATTAACTAAAGAAGAACAATTACAGATAAGGTCCGCCAACCCAGGCAAATCTATTTCTTGGTATAAAACCTACGAAAGAGATTTTAGAAAGAAAAGAACCATCAAGTTATTAGATATTATTTATGATAAAAAAATAGATGACTATGACGTAGCAGACGCCTGCGGTATAGGTCATTGGGCAGTCAATAATTTGGAGAAGGCATGAATAAGGCTGAACTTAAAGTAGAAATGTTGATGGAACATCTTTTGCTACAAAATGCAATAGAGGTTGAGGGGTTTGACAAAAGCACTGGGGAGACGGTATACTCTATTACAGACAAACTAAAAGAGGTGGCCCCAGAAATGTATGCTGACTTAAACAAACAATTCACCGCTCACATGCTGGCCCTAATTGATGAGGGGCCAAAAACAATGAGGTGGAAAATAAATAATGCCTAATAAATTTTATACTAACTCTGATTGGCTGCGTAAAAGATATGCTGTAGATAAAAGATCTCCACAAGATATTGCAAAAGAGTGTGGTGTATCCGTAGAAACAATATATGTATATTTGGCAAAATTTGGATTAAGGAAATCAAAGCGATGACAGAAAAATTTAATATTACAGTTGATCAGGTAAATCATCCAACTCATTACACCTCAGATCCTTCAGGTGTTGAGTGTATTCAAATTACAAGACATAGAAACTTTAATATAGGAAATGCCTTTAAATATCTTTGGAGAGCGGGATTAAAAAACCAAGACACTCAAATTGAAGATTTAAAAAAGGCTATCTTTTATATTCAGGATGAAATTAAAAGACTAGAGGGCAGACATGTCAACGACTGAAGAAGACTTAACCAAACACTTAGATGAGATTAACACCGTTGTTGGAGAATATCTAAAAGGTAATGACGCTACCAAAATATCTAAAGATCTTGCTATACCAAGAACCCGTGTAGTACAGCATATCAATGAGTGGAAAGTTATGGCCTCTGCCAATGATGCAATTCGTGCACGTGCAAAAGAAGCCCTTGCTGTTGCAGATACACATTATAATAAATTAATATCTAGATCATACGAAGTAATTGACGAGGCATCTCTTACTAATAATCTAAGTGCTAAGACTGCAGCAATTAAATTAGTAATGGATATTGAATCTAAAAGAATTGATATGTTACAAAAGGCAGGTTTGTTAGAGAACAAAGAACTGGCAGAAGAAATGCTGCAAATAGAAAAGAAGCAAGATATTCTCATGGGTATTTTAAAAGATATAGCATCAGAATATCCTCAAATACGTGATGAGATTATGCGTAGGCTATCTGATATTTCTAAAAAGGATGAAGTGATTACAATTGTCCATGATGTTTGATGATTTTTTAGAGGCCCTTGCTGATAATCATTTTGAAGAAACTCCAGTAGATGCAAAAACTTTTGTTGAGTCTCCAGATTATTTGGGACAGCCAGCACTTTCTGATATTCAATACGACATTGTAGAAGCAATGAGTCAAATTTATCGCAAAGAAGATCTTCAAACAATTATGGGAGAAGAGGAAGGAGCAAGATATTATGAAAAATACACAAAGAACGAAATTATTCTTCAACTTGGGAAGGGCAGTGGGAAGGACTTTACCTCTACTGTTGCCTGCTCTTATATTGTATATAAGTTATTATGTCTTAAAGACCCTGCAAGATATTTCGGAAAACCAAGTGGAGATGCAATAGATCTTATCAATGTTGCTATTAATGCACAGCAGGCTAAGAATGTTTTCTTTAAAGGCTTTAAATCAAAAATAGAAAGATCACCTTGGTTCGCTGGCAAGTATGAAGCAAAGGTAGATTCTATTAGTTTTGACAAATCAATTACAGTTTATTCTGGACACTCAGAAAGAGAGTCTCATGAGGGCCTTAATCTTTTATTAGCAGTTCTTGACGAGATTTCTGGTTTTGCATCAGAGGTGGCAACAGGAAATGAACAAGGAAAGACTGCTGACAATATCTATAAAGCATTTCGTGGATCAGTTGACTCTCGCTTCCCTGATCTTGGCAAAGTAGTTCTTCTTTCGTTCCCAAGATATAACGGAGACTTTATTTCTGAGCGGTACGAATCAGTAATTGCAGATAAAGAAGTTATAAGCAAAACACATAGGTTTATTATTAATCCATTATTACCAGAGGATGATAAAGATAATTGGTTTGATATTGCTTGGGATGAAGATCATATTAAATCATATAAATACCCTGGAGTATTTGCATTAAAAAGACCAACATGGGAAGTTAATCCTACAAGAAAAATTGATGATTTTAAGATTGCCTTTATGACTGACCTTGGAGATGCAATGATGCGTTTTGCTTGTGTGCCAACATATGCTTCTGATGCATTTTTTAAGCAGGCTGACAAAGTAAGGGCATGTATGACTATTAGAAATCCTCTTGATGCCTTTAGAAGATTTGAGGAAAACTTTAAGCCAGACCCAGAAAAAATTTATTATGTTCATGCCGACCTTGCACAAAAGCATGACAAGTGTGCTGTTGCTATCGCCCATGTTGAGAAATGGGTTAATGTTCAAGTAATTAAGGACTATGAACAAATATCCCCAATTGTTGTTGTCGATGCCGTTGCTTGGTGGGAGCCAAAAGTAGAGGGTCCAGTTAATCTATCTGAAGTGAAGCAGTGGATACAAAATCTAAGAAGGCTTGGATTTAATATAGGATTAGTTACATTTGACCGTTGGCAATCGTTTGATATTCAAAATGAATTGCAGGCGGTAGGCATGAGAACAGAAACAGTATCAGTAGCAAAGAAGCACTATGAGGACATGGCCATGCTTGTGTATGAAGAACGACTCGCTATGCCTGCTATAGAACTTTTGTTTGAAGAATTAACTGAACTTAAGATTATGAAAAATGATAAGGTTGACCACCCCCGTAAAAAATCTAAGGACTTGGCAGATGCTGTGTGTGGTTCTATTTTTGGTGCAATATCCCATACCCCACGAGATCAAAACCTTGAAGTAGAAGTTCATACTTTTAAGGATAGGCCTAAACGAGTTGACACGCTCCCTGAGAACGTGATACAATATAAACCTAGTCAAATAGAAGACATAAAAGACTATTTGGATAGACTTAAAACAATATAAGAAATGAATATAAAAGGAGAAAAATGAATTCATTGAAGAAAATCGCTCTAGCCGTGGTTGCAGCCATGACTATGGGCACACTTGTCGCAACACCTGCAAGTGCTGCTGTCATGACAGTTGCTGTAGATTTGAACTCAGTTGCTAATACAACTGCTTCATCTT